TCTCCAAATGGAAAGGGAGGTTTTATTGTCATCGTCATGTAGGGAGATATCATGAAGAGAATTCTATTATCAACAATTATCATTCTCTCCCTTCTCATCGGAGGATGTGGACGGACAGATGGAATGAAAATTCCGAAGGGTAACAAAGGTTCTGCGACCCAACAAGAGCGAGAGAAGAAGAACGTCACTGGAGAGATCGAGGGAGAAATCACTCTACCGGAAGTTCCGGAATTTGGTCCAGAACTTGATCCCGAAGATATTCCACCTTGGAGAGTCAAAGTAGATGGAACAGATATCGAGGTTCCATACGGAACCAAGGGAAAACTCACAGTCAAGACTCGCGGAAGTGCATCACTAGATTCATTCACAGAGATGCTTTCTAGTTGGAAGGTAAACTCTGCTCCTGTCCAATTATTTGTATTCGGTGGAATCATAGTAGCGGTAGGTGTCGGACTCATCATCTTTGGAATGGCGAGAATAGGCGTGGTGTGTATTGGTGCTGGTATTGCGCTTATTGCGTGTGGTGTTGTGATCAATCAGTATCCATGGGTATTTCTCATCGTGGTGCTGCTTGGTTTGTGCGCAGGAACATATTTCATATACAATCAATACAAGAAAAAGAAGATTACTGGAGATAGTGGAGATCAATTCTATGTCCTTGAAAAACTGACAGCATTGATCGAACGTCTACCAGAAGATCTACAGGAAGAATACTTCAAAAAATATCTGAGAGAAGACGACAAGAGTAGCATGGTCAGAAGAGTAACTCGAAAGGCCAGAGGTCTTAGTAAATAAATTTGCCCCTCTACTGCGGTGTTTTCTCTCCCGGCACTGTGGTATGAGGGGCATTTTTATCTGGAGAAGATATGGGAAGACTAAAGAAGAAAGACAAAGAAGAAGCACACAAGGGTATTGACGACACCAAAGAACTTCTCGATAAGGTGAAATCTGAGAACGGACTTGATATCGCAGAGATCTTTGACATAGTGAAAGCGTCTGTAGATGCCGAAGAGGAAGAACCTCAACACGTTCCTATTCATGCATTGGAAGAAATCAGAGCAAAACTTGGGGAGAAGATTCCGGTCAAAGATGAAGAGGGGAACGAAGTTCTCCAGCCTGTCTACTCAGAAGAAGAGAAGGTGAAGGTGATCTTCGGACTTCTAAGTGAGAAGGGATTGAACCTCCTAGACTTCTTAGAGAAGGTTCTTGCTGAGACTGGATACAACGGCAAAGTTCTCTTCTCGATCAACGAAACCATGTCGAAGACGACAGAGGTTCTCCGCGATATTGCCGAGATGCAGTACAGGAAAGCAAAACTTGAGAATGAGAGAGTCCATCTTGAGATTCAGAAGTACAAAGCAGATCTCAAGAAGAGGGAGATTGAGATCAAGGAAAGAGCAGTCGATCAGGGACCAGGAGATACCAATGTTATTGCTGTTGGTAATCCCGCCGAGTTGCTTGAGATTATGAGAGGCAAGAAGGGATTGGATGATATAAAGACTGCCGAAATTGTAGATGAACCAGAAGAAAAGGAAGAGGGAGAAGATGCCTAACGTCCACGGTGTCACAAAGAAAAAACACAATTACACCAAGGAGATGTTGGATTGCTTGTACAGGTGTATGAGAGATCCTATTTACTTTGGCGAGAAGTTTGTGTACATTGTACACCCCGACCGTGGAAGAATCAAGATCTCTGTACGAGATTATCAAAAGCGTTTCATCTCAGCAATCAAAGAGAATCGAAAGACCGTCTGCTTGGCAAGCAGACAGATTGGAAAAACCACCGCAGTATCAATCTATATCTTATGGTACATCTTATTTCACGACCATAAGACTGTTGCCGTTGCCGCTAACATTGACAGGACGGCAAAGAGTATTCTTGACGACATCAGGATGATGTACGACAACCTTCCAGAGTGGATGAAGATCGAGACGATTGAGAACAATGCCCACACAATGTCGTTTGTGAATGGGAGCAAGGTGTTCTCGTTTGCTACGTCTGCTGCTGGAATTTCCGGTGAATCTGTCAGTTTCCTATACATGGACGAAGTTGCGAAGATTGATCCTCCGACACTGGCGTTTGAGTTTTGGAAGAACAACTATCCAACAATTTCTCACGGTGAAAAGGTTGTTATCACTAGCACTCCAAAGGGTGTTGGAAACCTTTTTCACAAGATCTGGAAAGATTCTGTTGACAACCGTAACGGATTTGTCAATGTACGAATGGATTGGTGGGAATGTCCTGAATACAATAGTGAGGAATGGAAGGAAGAACAGATTCGGGCAATGGGAATTATTGGTTTCAATTCAGAGTTTGGAAACCAATTCATCGGTTCTCAGGCTACTGTGATTGGACCAGAAGCACTAAAGAATTTCACAGCAGAAGATCCTATCAAAGATACAAAAGTTCTTGGAGGATATGAAAAAGTTTGGGAAGAATATGATCCTAAGTTCTCTTATTTGGCTAGTGCTGATATTGCTTTGGGATCTGGAAACGATTATGACACGTTACAGATTTTCAAAATCGTTTGGAGACAACCAAACATAGATGACTACAAAGAATACGAGAAGAGACAGGAAGAAGTTCCAGAGGCAATCATAGAGAAGTTGGTACAATGCTTCATGTTCAGATCTAACGTGACAAATATTCCAGACTTCTGCGACTACACCTTCAGAGATGTTCTGCCCAATTGGGGAGATCCATATTTCATTGTCGAGAACAACGGTATTGCTCAATCATTTGTCGATAAGATGACACAAGAATGGTATTACGAGAATGCCTACATCCATGTTGATCCTAAGAAGAAGGACAACATCATGATGTTTGGGATCAACGCAAACAAAGCAACCAAAGCAAAGATGGTAGGAAAGTTGAAGAAGTTTGCGGAGATGGGTAAACTCGTCATACGAGATATGGACGCAATCAATGAATTAATGGTATTTGTAGAAAAGAAAACAACAGCCGGGAATCGTAGATTCCAGGCTGAAGAGGGTTCTAACGACGACATTGTTATTGGAATTGGATGGGCGAGTTTCCTAGCAGATTCTATGTGGATGCAGGACGCTCTAACGTTCTCTATCTAGCCTTTCTTTTTCCAGTGTGAACATCGTAATAGCGATAATATACCTCAAGCATGAGAGCGCCTAGAGCGGTCTGACCTACCCTCCCCCAAGATTTCCCATGATGTTCAGTATCATAATTCCAGGAACCTTTATTTTCTTTGAAGGTTCCTTCTTTTACTTGAGTAGCAAGCAAGGTTCTTTTGATAGGATCATTCCACTTGCGCCAGTATTCGCTACGTACACCCATTTGGAAAAGACCTAGACAAGAGTAGTACCAACGGTAGAAATCTGATCTATTAGTGTTTGGCATCCCATCCTCTATGACTTTGTTTGCGGTTGCCAAAACTTGTTCGTCGGTTCTCGGTCTACCCAAAAATTGGAGACAGGTCAAGGAAACTGCCGTGAGTCTTGACGATCCTCCACCACGCTTTACTTGTTTCACATCCTCTGTTGTACTCGAATAAGAACAGGTTGACTTTCCTCCGTATCCTCTATCTCCTACTGGATCGGAGGTTGCTTGTTGAATGTATTTTAGTGCCTTCTCGATGACTTCATAAGGAACGTGAAGTCCTGCAACCTTCGCAGACTTCAATCCCATAACCCACCAACCTGTGACCGAAGTATCGACACGAGCAGACTTAGGTGTGTAGTTCCATCCACCTGTTGGACATTGAGATTCTGCTGCCCAATTGACCGCTCTTTGTGCATTTTCTTTTACGCTATTATCTCCCATTCCGAATGCTTCTGCAATAGCCATAAGAGCGATTCCTGCTTCATACCTATGTGGTCCAATGCATCCATTGGCAGTTTGTTGCTTCAAAAGCCAGTAGGTTCCAGAAGCAACATTTCTCTTGTACTTTCCAAATCTGTTTGAATTTCCTGCACCTAGAAACGCCAAGAGCGCCATGGAAGTCACGGCAACATCGTGATTCTTTCCTCCATACTTAGCGCAATCCCAATGACCATCCGGTTCCTGATGTTCCGCCAACCATTGCAAAGCCCAATTTACAGATGCTTCTGTCTTTCGACTTCCACCATTTCGATTGACACAATTTCTTTTCCCACCACCACTACGGAATCCAAATCTTCCACCACCACCTTTACCTCCAGAACTTCCAACCCCTATGAGAGCAGGACTTCCTTCGGTATCATCGAAGGTGGAAATGCTGTCAGGATCTCCACGAGCGGTATCAGTTTCCATATCATCATCCGTCTCGTTGTGATCATCGATTTCGAAATCAGTTGTGACTACCACAGGAGCGGGTTCAACGGTCTGGTCATTTGTGACAATCTCCGGATCTCTCTCCTGAATGTCTACTTCAGGTTCTTCGATTTTTTCTTCCTCTTCTACCATGGAGGTTGTGATGACGATTCTCTTTGCTCTTTTACCTGGCATTTCTACGGGCAGGAGAAGCAAGAATAGAAAGACAAGAGAGTGGATGGCAATGGAACTTATGTACCACGGTACACATCTCATCTCCTTCTGTAGAGATTCTCCAAGTCCATCTTCTTCTTGGAATTCTATAATTTCACCTTCTGTTTCTTGCATTGTATCTCCTTTACATAGACCCATATATACAAACGATCATCTCTGGTTGGAGTTCACCCAATTCATGCACTCCGCAACAATTTCTCGAAAGTCTTCACGTTCTATCTCTTGGTTTGCATAGGCATCTCTGAAGAAAAATTTGTACCACCAGATCTTCAAATCGGTCTTTTTGAACCAGAAATTTGGAAGCATCTTATAACAATCTTCATCGTGTTTCAGGCCAAGGGCATCCCATTCCTTTTGAACTGTGCAAGTGCATAGTTCGTCCACTGTCTTCGGATTGTACTTGATTCCATTCTTGAGGCAGAGTTGGCGAACCATATTGATTCTTGCTGCCTTTAGAATGTTAGTCTCATGATATTTTGGATGTGCTTTGAAAG